TCAAACGTGATTTTTCTGTTTTCATGTTATTAGACTGCTGCTGAATCTGTCGATACGCAAAATGACCGAGTTCGCCGTACGCCGATATCGGCCATAAGGTGAATCGTTACCACGATTTCGCCGGTTGCCGCCGCCGTATACGGATCGGTCACTACATCAATTCCGGCCCAATTGCCTATCAGCAAATCGTTAAAGTTTCCGAAAATGCATCCATTGGTCGCTGCGCCAGCGCCGGTTCCCGCGTTGATAGTGAATGCCGAAAGCTGGTTGGTGGCGAACGCTCTATAGCCGTTCACGAAACCCATATCGGTACCCTTGCCGCCATCGTCCCATTTAACTCCGCCCGATTCCCATAGGAATGATGGGAAATTCGTAACTTTCGCATAACTTTTCCATGCGCCTCTTGCGAGAGGAGTGGTTATGTACGCCATCGCATCCACGTCGGCGTCCAAACTGGAAATCAAACTTTCCATTTTGATAATGTTTGCCCATGTCGCCGCACCGCCGAACGTGATAGCTGAAAGCGTCGTGTCACTGCCCGCGCCAGCCGTGAGCGAACTAGCGTTGTAAATTCCAGTCGGCTGACCGCTAAGTCCCTGCCCAACCATTGCCGCCGCGTCAAGCGCGATAGCTATAATGTAGTTGAGGTCGGACCGAACCAACCCCTCAACGTCTATCGAGCTTTGTGCCAAGAGTTGTTTGCTGTACTTCGTCNNCGCCATTAGCGTATGCGGCACTAATGAAAACTGCCCGAATTGCTGGTCGGATTCGGTAACCGATGCGTTTTCCGCCAGCCAATAAGCTGTGCCTGCACCAATGTGCCTAGGAATTAAGATGTTACCTTGCAAACCGCCAAGATAGCGAGCNCCAGCCGCCATCNCATACATACGGTGACGCAGCAACGCCACTAGTTCGGTTCCTAGAACCGATGATTCAACCGTAAATGCGCCAGCGCCCTGCGTCAGTGTAGAAAGATCACGTTGATAGCGCGTGCCAATCAATTCTCGGGTAAGCGCGAATTCAGGAATATAAAATCCNTGCTTAGAATTGTTGCGATGCGTGTCCGTGAGTCCGGTTACCATCTGATCGCATTCAGCCTCGATGCCAGTCATCACTCTACTGCGACCTACCAGGCCAGCGCTTTCCCTAATCGCTTTGACTAAGCTATATTTTCGGGCGTCCTCTACAGGGATTTCATGATTGCCGACACTTGACGCCTGTTGCGGGGAAGTTTGATGTTCTGAAAGCTGGCGTGCGCCAGAACTAAGCGTAGTCGCGTCCGTAGCCAATTCGCGCAAAATGAAATCGTTAAACTGTGCAACCGATCGGCCATCCTGAATCGCCTTGTCAGCTTCGGTTTCGACATTCTTTACCGTTGAGAATTTGCGAGCTACCGCCGTAATTTCCCGAATGCGTGTTCGTTCATCCATTCCGGCCTGACTGCGTTCCTTGCCAACATCGATCTGCGGCGCCGGTGGAGCTTCCCTAGTTTCTGGTTTTGTCGATTCTACAGTTTCAGGCATAAAAACTTTGACAGGTTGTTCCCGTTCAACATTTTCGCGAGTGTCAACTATTTCGACGTCATATTCCGCGCCTTCGTCCGCGCGTCCGACGCCAACCGTGTTGTCAAGCGGCATGGAAACCATNCTGATTTCCATCGGTTGCCAATTGGTGACGCGATACGTTTTGTTGTCCTGGCCCGAAGAGGAAACCAGAACCATTTTCTTAACATCGTAACCAACACTGACGTTGCGCTTGATTCCATCCTGAACATCTCGAAAAACATCCTGCGCTTCAGAGTTTCGGGAGAATCGGACGGTAGCGAAACCTTTCCCATCTCGGATCTGCGCGGATTCTATAACACCTATTTGGCGACCTGGGTCGTGTTGATTGAGTAGTGGCGCGCCGTTCGTAATGCGCGACATATCGACTTCGCCTGGCGTATGTCCTAAAACCTCATTTCCGAAATAGCGTTCGCACGGAGATTCGGAAGAAAAAGTTAGGTCAACTGTGCGCTTTTCAGCGTCAACGAACCCCGACTGTATCGGTACTGACCGATAGAGCCTTTTTAGTTTTAGGGTTTGGTTTTTTGGTTCCGTTTCCGCTGGCATTTGGTGTTGCTGGTTGACCTTCGACTGTCGGTTTCTCCGTAATGTCAACGTTTGTGTCATCGTCGCCGACCTCGGCATCCTGCTTGCCGGTGCTCATGGGATTCTTGATATCGGTAATAAATTGCAGGCCCAATTCAGATGCCCTGGCGTTCTCGTTTGCTATTTCCTCAAATACCTCTTCGAAATCTCTGCCCTGCGATTCGATGATGTTCGTCTTGGAATCNAATCCCGCATTGTTTGCNTGGATATTCGATTGGATATCCTTTTGCGGATCGACCCATTGCCATCGGCGACCACGCCACGTNGATGCATCACATATATCCGGAATATCTGTAATCGAAAAACCCTTGAGTTGGCCTGACATGATGGCCATTTGTAGAAACGCCGCGAATTCCTTTTGTTTTACCTGAGTTTTAAACCATTCTTGCAGCCCAAGCCACGTTTCGCGTTCATCTAATTCGCCTCCGCGTAAGCTGGAATAGTTTACGCCCTCAAGGTCCCCAAAACTNGTGTTGTATCCGATGCCCAGTCCGGAGGCGATGCCGCGCAAAACTGCTTTCCTAAATTCCGGATAGTTACCATTTGGGTGTTGCCAATCCAGCGCCTTGATATCGACGCCCATGGGGAGATTTTCGAACGTGCCTGGATTAACTTCGGTTATGATATTCCCCGCGTCATCTGTGCCATCACCCTGGTATTCGAATTCTTGTGTGCGCGTAAAGAATCCCATCTTTCCTGCGGCTGCGCGAGCACTTGTAACCTCGGCGTATTCATACTGTGACAGCATTCTCAGCCGAAGCGTTGCAGAACAAAGCCAGGAGATTCCTCGGCTTTGCCCGATGCGTTCGTTTAGAAACGGGTGAATAAACTCGGTTGCAGGAATCCGGATACGAACCAAGCTCGGGAATAGATCGCCGGGATGTTCTCGCCATAGGTGATAGGCGATTGGGCGCCTCCATGCGTTCATCTCGACGCCCATCCGNATGTAAACACCGNCCTNAAAGTTCCAGANGTAGTTTTCGTCTAGTTGATCGGATTCGATGAGTTGAAAAGCGAATTTGAAGTCGTTGTCTTGGAAGCCGCGGACCATGCGTATAAGGCAATCTCCGTCTCTAGCGACGGAACGAAGAATGAGCTTATCACCTTCAACGCCTGATAGCTTTCCTGTAACGTCATAGTTTCCAGGTTGTCGCCATTGTCTATAAGCGGTTTCGACTGCTTGATTAAGTTTGACACTTAGCGTGTTTCTTGTGGTTTTGAGTTTCATCATCAGCTTGAACCCCAAATGGCCGATGACATTTGATTCTAAATCTCGGAGAAATGCGCGCGTATAATCGTCGNTCCGTTCGAGGTCGCGCGTTCGGTTCCGGATATAGCGAATTGCCAACCGAGCCTCGATGTCGGCTGAATTATTATTGGTTTGCCAATCCGTGAGGAGATTCGAGACGCTCGCAGCTTGATACGAACGCTTCGCTTGGACTCGTCCATTATTCGATGCAGGTTTTGCGACTCGACCTTTTCTGGCGCCAATCATTTGCGCGCAATTCCATGGACGCACGGTTTCGAATAATGGAAATGCTCTAGATTTCCCTGTCATACTTGTTGAAACCTGATTTGCGTCTGTCGACCGCTAGCTTGTCCAGCGAGAATGCGTTCTTGAACGTTAACCGCCTTAATGCGCTCAATGAGCTGTACCTCGCGGTCGCGTAGTTTCTGGATGTCTTGCGAGGTGAATGTTTGCCCGGAATATGTCGCGCTGGCGACCTGATTGGTTTCGAGCTGCAAGATTGTTGCCTGCAGAATTCCTAACTCTATCTCGTATTGTGACCGCGCGTCGTAATTTGCTACCGCGCTTAAGTTCGGAGCCACCGTTATACGCGCAAAACCACCTTTGGGCGTTAACGGAAGCGCGGTGAACTGCAGACCCGAATTAACGCCGGTGCCGATCACGATGACACGGTAAGCATAAAGACCTGGCGGAATATTGGCTGTCGTTAAAGCTGGGACCAGATAATCAAAATCGCTTCCATTCGGATCGACAGTTAGATTGAAGTTGTATGCCTGGCCGAGTCCTCGAATTTGCCAAACCGCCGACCAGCCGGCCATAGCCGGGTAAATCGGCAATGAAATAACGCCTTGCCATGTGTCACCAGCGTTTACCGTAGCTGGGAAGAAGTTATCACCTGGATTTTCGGTAGGCATCTACCAAAAATGCCTATGTCAACCTGCTTAAAATCGCATCCANCCAGTCGGTTTACGCNGCATTTTGCGCGAAATAACCGGTTTATTGACCATTGGCGACAATGCGCGCTGAACCTCGATCTGTTCCGCCGGCGATAGCTCGCC